ATTTAAGTCAACACTAACACCCACGTTAGCATTTGATCTTTGTGTTGTGCCATCAGTTAGTGTTCCTAATCTTCTACCAAATATTGTACCAAAAAGTGTATTGATAATGCTGAATAAAGGTTCTTCAATTTGTCCGGAAACAGCTCCAGTAATTGGGAATCTTATTTTAGCATTCAATCTTGTTGAAATATCAACTTGACCAGAAAGATAAAATCCTGAAGTGTGCATAGTCTTTTTAAAAGTATCTCTCCATTCTGTAATTGAACGGCCTACTCTTATAGCGTAAGAAAAATCTTGGTAATATAAAGAGTCTTGTATTTTAATAGCATTTTCTGAAACAAAACCATCTTCTTTTATATAAACACCTTCAGTGTCAGCTACTGAACCAACAATCAAAGAAGCTGTTGCTGAATTTGATTTAGTAATTGTTCCTGTTGAACCTGATAATCCTCCTAATATTGTAGAATTTTGTGTTGGTGTTCCTGAACTATTTTTTAAAATTAATAATCCTGTATTTTGATTATAACTAACAACAGTTGCTGTAACAGAGGTACTTGTTGTTATTGTTTCCCCTTCTATAAAAATTCCTGAAGTATTTGTTAATAATAAATTTTTATATAAATTTAAAGTAGGAGGTGTAGGAGAATTTTCATAACCTTTACCATATTCTAATATTTTTAAATCTAAAACATTACCAATAGTAGTAGTATAACTTTTTAAAATAGCATTATTACCTGTTGAGGTGATTGTTATTGTAGGTAATTTAGTATAACCACTTCCTAAATTATACAAATAAATATCAGTAATATCTCCTATACCAGTACCAAATTCTTGCACAAATTTATTTCCTGAATAACTATCTTCTTGTGTTGTAGCGTCTTCTAAAGAAATTCTATCATCAGAACCATTTTCTAAAATAATTCCACCATTGACTATTGAAATAAATCCAGCTGCGCCTGCTCCGTTTGTATTTGTATTATTAAAAACTAATTCATCACCAATAGAATAACCTGTACCTGGATTATCTATTATAATTTCAGAAATACCACCAGAAGTTACAGATTTTGTTTGTACTATAGATCCTTGTCCTCCTCCACTAACAGATATGTTTTCTCCTTCAGAGTGTAAAACACCAGAATTTGTTATAGTGTGGGTAATTGGAATTCCTGTAATGGTAGCTTTAATTAAAATATCATCTGTATCTGTTGCTGTTCCTGTTATTTGTTCTCCAACTAAAAATGTTCCGGATATACTATCTTTGTTTAAAATAAATTCGGAAACTGTGTCAGATCCTATTAAAAATTTACTTATATTTTCAATTATAGCTGTTGCGTTTGAGGTTGTACCTGTTATTGTCCTACCAATCAAATCTAAAGTTTCGCCTTCTAATTGTAATGATCTTAATATTTTATTTCTGGTAAATTTTCCGTCAGATACTCTTAATAGTTGTTCTCTAGGATAAATTGTTTCCGCTGTTTCATTAAATAATAATCTAAAAAATAATTCATTTCCTTTTTTAGTTCCTTTTGATTGATATAGTGATTTTACATTTTTTATTAAATTTCTTTTATTAACATCAATATCTAAATTTTCAGGAAATGTTGACAAAAATTCATTTCTAAAATTAATTAAAAAATTTGATATAACTTTATCAGGATCTCTGAAATTCAATAATTCTTGTATATTATTTACAGGATTAGGTCTATAATTATTGACTATAGCACTTGCGTTAGATGAAGAACCTAATATTGTTTCTCCTTTAATAAATTTATCTTGAGCAATAATGAATAGTTTGTTATTATCTAAATCTTCAGTAAGTATAGTAGAAGTTGCTTTTGATGTTTGTCCTGTTATGATTTCTCCTCTAATAAATTTACCATAAGAAGAACTTTCTAATATTATTTTATCACCAGCATCTAAAATAGTTTTTTCCGATTCAACACGAGAACCATCTAATAATAAATTATTTTCTTGATTTGTTTCTGTTTCTAATCTTATACCATCTGTAGTTTCAACACTTGTAACCACCAATTCGGCAGCTTCCATAAATATGTAATATGTTTTTAAAAATTCTACAAATTTAGGATGATCTTCAAGTACAAAATCTGGTACCTGTGAAGTAATTAAATTTGATATTTTATTTTTGAAATTAGCCATAATTAATAGCTAGTTGTTGTTGTGTAACCCACTCCTGCGTCTGCTGAACCACCAACAAAAGTATCTGGTTGAACTGTAATATAAGAATTTTCTATATCTATTTCTATGATTTGATCTCTTACAGGAACAATATCATTTGAATTTGTTTTTACGGTTAATTCTATTGCTGTTGATGTTTGATTTCTAATATTTTCAACATTAGATATATTTAAAGATGATAATGTAATTTGACCAGTAGAATAGTTGATAATTCCTTGCGAATTGTTTACATAAGTTTTAACACCATTAACTAATTTATAACTTCTTACATTTCCACTACCATCATCATTTAAATAATATATATTAGTAGTATCTCCATTAATTTTAAATCCTGTTGATTCTAAAATTCCTCCTTGAGAAGAATTATATCCTGACACTGGATTATACAATGAATTTCTAAAGTAAATATCATATTTTGTGGATGAATTTAATGTTGGTGTAAAATTCTTTCTTATTTTAATTGTAGTTATGTTTGACACTATACTAGTATCCGTGTTGTCGATTAAACCTACAACTTTAGAATATCTGAATATGCCATCAAATTTTTGTAAAGTATTGGTGTTATAATTTGTTAACTGATTAATAACATCAGATTTTAAAGTATCTGCAGTTTTTGTTGTCAATCTTGAATCGTATTTAACATTACTTGTAATTAAAACAGAAGTTACTTGAGGATCAACAATAACAGGTCTAACAGAAGCTACATTGTAAGGTTTTAATGACGTAACAATATTTGACTTTGTTGAATTTGTAAGAGTAGAACCACTTTTTGCCTTTATAGCAATTTTAACAACACCGTAAACTGGCGTCTCATCATTTTCTCCTCCCCAAGCACTTACAGATAAAGCATTTGGATAAATTGATTTAACTATTGTTTCATAATCTGTTGTTGTTACAGCTCTATTTTGAGCAGAATAATTTAAAGGAGCATTAAAGCGAATTGACTCTTTAGATTCTGCTTCTGTTCCTCCTTGTGATGCTGAATTTGTTATTATAGATACATCAGAAAACCCACCAATTGTTGTAGATAGTGTAAATGAAGAAGCCCCATTAGATTGATCTTTATTTGTAACTATATATTCCAATATTATAATATTACCATCCGATAAAGAAGTTCCTACAACACCATCACCAAAATAAACTTCAAATTTTCCATCTTCACCTTCTTGTAGAAAATAAACGTTAGATGTATTAGATACACCATTATACCCGCCAGCTAAAGAGTAAATATTTGTAATAGTATCAGTAGAACTATTTTGTACAGAAACTTTTAATGTTGTTGTATCGGCATTTAAACTATTAATTATGAATTTTTGATCAACATCATTTTTATCAACAATATATCTGTAAGTAACTAAAGTTCCTTCATATACATTTACACTTGAAAAATTATAAACACCATTTACAGGAGAAATAGTATAATCTTCATTTGTTAAATATTGATACGTTGTTCCTAAAACAGAAGTTATAAATACAGTTCCTTTTGTTAACGTTAAAGACGAACCTGTTGCGTCATTAACTGTTATATTTAAATTTGTTACGGGAGCTCTAACAGAAGATGGAGTATAATTTAACATTTTTGCTAAAGACACTATATTTTTTCTAATGTCAGCGCTGTCTAAGTACATTTCATTTGCTAACATGTTAGCGTTGAAACCAAGATAGTGAGTATTGTATGCTAATATATCTAAAAGAACGGCAAAGCCCGAACCTTCAAAATTATAATCTGAAAATTCTGTTTGACTTTGTAAAAATGTTTTTAAATTCGACTTTATATTATCAAAGTCAAAATCTGATACTTCTAATTTATTGCTTGCCATATTATCTTAATCTTTCTAAAAACGTTTCTACATTTACTAGTTCATTAGAACCTATAATATAAAAGTAAATACTCAAATCATAAGCATTACTATCATAATTAGGTCTAGCAGCTATTTGTACCAATTTAATTCTTGGTTCATAATTAACTAAAACTTCTTGTACTTTTCTTTGAAGATTTAATGCTGTAAGTGGTGTCATTAATTCAAACAACATTGCTCTAACACTAGAACCTATCTCTGGATGAAAAGGCCTTTCAAAGTGTGATGTATTAATTAAATTTCTAACACTTCTTTTAACAGCTTCAACATCTGTTAATTTATTTACATCACCAGTTACTATATTACGACCAAAATCTAAATCTAAATCTTTATATTTTACGTTAGCGCGTTTGCTATTGTTTGTAGAACTGGCATCGTAATTTGACATAGTGTTAATATTTATATGTTTTTATTAAACACTTGAATAATTGTAAGAATTATCTTCCTTGACCTCTATACGACTTAAAACTTCTTCTTTTGTGTTTATTCATCATACATTTGCTATGAAATCCACGTCCAATACTTGTTCTTTTAGGTTTACTTGTTTTTTTTGATGCGTTTGTGTTTCCTGCTACTTTTCTTGCCATAATTTTTTGCCTTTTTTGGTTTTTTCGAATCAATATCATCAATCATAAATGATAAATCATCAATTTTGTCAAAATCAATCATATATTTACTATTTATAATGATTT